ACTCGGACCGTGCCGCCCCACTCCGGTACCGGGACGTCCTCGTGTGCCGCGTCGTTGACCTTGAAGATTTCGTCTCTGCTGAGCAGGCCCATCGGATACTCCTCGTCGTGTTAGGCGCTGGCGCCGATCACGATGATGTCGTAGGTGACGGACGAACCGGCGCCGCTGTTCGCGACCCTGAGCAGGTCGCCGGTGCCGGCGGTGACGGCGTAACCCGTTGCGTCGGCCTGGCCCGCAGCGAGCAGGATCCCGGCGCCCGGGCGCAGGGTCAGGGTGTGAGTTGCGCCGAGCAGCGTTGCCCACGCATTGGACGCGGCCGCGCCGACGACCACGTTGTTGACGTTGGCGGCGGCCGCGGCGATGTACAGACCCTTGATCCGCGCGAACGTGATCGCGGCCCCGAACGAGTCGAGCAGCACGCCGGCCAGGTCGAGGTCCTCGTTGGCCGAGGCGGCCAGGGTGCGCTGGTCGTGGAAGATCCGGTCAGCGTTGCCCGCCCCGGTGCCGTTGCTCAGCGCGACAGACAGGGTCTTGTTGAGCGGCACCGAGCCAATGGCCAGGTCCTGCTGGGCGGTGTGGGTGGCGACGACCTGCGCCACCAGCTTGGAGGACAGAGGCATCGATGCTCCTTAGACGTAGGTGGGCTTGCCGGACACAGTGAACGTGAAGGTGCCGGCCATCTTCCCGTCGTGCGGGAACTGTTGCTTGAAGCCGGTCATGACGGCCTTGAAGGTCCAGGTGACGGACGGCGTCGAGGGGACGACGATCCGGTAGGTGCGCGGGTCGTTGTCGTCCAGGTCGGCCATGAACATGTCGTGGTCGCTGGGCTTGTAGTTCAGCTCGAGGCTGACTTCGCCGCCAGACTTGGTGGTGCCGCGGTGCTCCTCCCACCCTTCGGGCGAGTCGTGCGCGGTGACGTTCTCGGTGTTCCGCTTCAGGTCCAGGCCGTCCACGTTGCCCACGTTGGCGACCGTGACGAACGCCTCGGGGGTGTTCCCGTCGCCCCGTTGGAAGAGGGTCCCGAAGGCCCACAATCCAGCCATGCTCTGCTCCTCCTACTTGTCGCCGGACAGCCGGCTCTTGACATGACGTCTTACCCGCCGCGTAAGCCGGCGCCGTTCCGAGGTAACCGCGTCCGTGGCGAACGGCCGGGCGTCCATGTGCTTGGTGCCCTGGTTGAGGAAGAACGCCACGTCGACCCGGTCCGGGTCGCGCTCGGCCACCTCGTGTGCGAACAGCCCGCCGGCGGACACATCCTCACTGGACAGACCGCTCTGCGTCTCACCGGTCGCGACTGGCGCAGCCTTCGTCATGAACCCGCTCACGTAGTCGGCGGACTCCGCGGCCGCCGCTTCAGCCGCGGCCTCGATGACCTCCAGGGCCTTCTTGATCGCGGCGTCGCGGTCGGGTCGCCAGTCGATCCAGGCGGCGGTACGGGCCACAGGTCAGCCCTCGGCGCCGATAGTGTCGATGATCAGCATGGCACCGACGTAGCCGATGATGCCGACCTCGCGCACACCTAGCGGCCGGGACGACACGATGCGCAGGTCATCGATTACACCGCCAAGGGTGCGATCGGCGAGCAGCGCGGCCGGGACGCTGTTCTCGCCCTCGGTGTCGAGCAGCTCGGCCAGCTGCCGCTGCCCAACGCGCTCGACGGCGGTGCCGGTGAACAGGTAGATGGTGAACTTTCGGTCGCTGCCGCCGCCGTGCGTGGTGAGGTAGTCCAGTTCCGGCACTCCCACCACCGCCCACGGGACCGCGGGCAGTTGGCCGGGCATCTCCGACGACGCGCCACGGAGCATCGGGACCGCGAGGAGGGTCGCCTCCAACGCGTCCATGGTCTCCATGACTGTCGACATCGGACGGCGGACCTCTCCTGGCTAGGCGATCTTGATCGGGTTGCGGCGAAGGTGGTCGATCATCGTGACCGCCGCCGTGTTGCGCCGGACCCGCATCGCCCCATACTCGCCGAACCCAGCGACACCAAACGGGGCGTCCTTCAGCTTCGCGATCTCCTCAGCCACGATGAAGCACGCCTCCTTGACCGGCGCCGGGACCGCAGCCCAACCCCACGCGGCGGTCACCCGAACCGACGCGCGGGCCCGGACCGGCCACCGCAGCGACCCGACCGCGGAGATCTCCGAGCACGGCCAGCCCGGGCGACCGTTCACCACCCCGTTGAGCGGCTCCAGCTGGTAGGCCAGGGCCGGCCACACGGTCTCGAAGACGCCGTCTCCGTCGTTGTCGGTCTCGACGACCGGGGTCACGCCGGCGTGGAAGTCGTCGACGAACACCACGCCGCACGCGTCGTCAGCGACGTACACGCGCGGCGTGGCGGCGTCGTCCTTATTGAACTGCCGCTCGCAGTACTCCTCGATGCCCCACGTGGTGGCCTCGAGCGCCCGGGTCAGCTGGTCGTCGTCGACCCCGTCGATCACGCCGACCCGCTTCTTGAGCTCCAGGAGGCTGGCGTAGGTGCTACCGATCGCCGGCACGGCCGCCCTGCCGCTTGCTTGGCCGCGGCGCCGTGGTCGTCTCAGCCGGCCGCTGCACCGTGGTCTCCCGGGCTGGCTGCTCGGTCGCCGGCGGCTGCTCGGTGGTGGTCTCCACGTCGTCCTCCAGGTCGTCGCCGGCCTCGTCGGTCTCCGCCTCGGACTCGGTGCCGTCGCCGGCGTCGTCGCCCTCGGACTCGGTATCTGCCTCGATGCCGTCGCCGGCGCTCTCGTCGGACCCGGTGCTGTCGCCGGCGTTTTGCAGACGCTCGGCGTCGCCCTGGTCGTCGGTGGGATCCCCGGCCGGGGGCGCGTCCGAGACGTACTCGGCGCGCTCCCCGTCCGCCCACTTCGCGGCCTCGTTGGCCGGGAGCTCCACGATCTCGCCGGGAGCCCAGTTAGGGTCGCCTGCAATGCCTTGCAGGACGCGGATCTGAACCATCGGTGTACCGCCTTACGGCCGGACGGGCGGCCGGTTGCGCCCACCGGTGAGGACGATGTCGGCGCCGAACACGCCGCCGGTGGTCGCACCCGCGGTGGTGACCGACACCCGCAGGTACCGCTTGAGACCGATGTAGCCGATCTCGAAGATCTTGTTGTCGTCGGCCGCGACGACAGCGGGGTTGGAGCCGCGCAGCTCCGCCGCCGAAGCGGCCGACCAGGCGGAGTTGTCGTCCGAGTGCTCGACGGCAACCGTGTGCGTGCCATCGGTGATGGTGCCGGTCGACACGACCACCAGGGCGCCCTGGTAGTGCTCGTTGGTGCCGACCCGGTCAACGGACGACCCGTTGACGGTGGTGTTGGCCGAACGGGACGCGGGCGTGATGGTCTGCTTGACCACGATCTCGCCGTACGGGTCCTTCACTGTGGTTCCCTTCCGATGTGGACTGACGTGACGCTGAACGGGGTGTGGCGGCGCCCGCTCGACTCGGGCGCCGCCACGGTCCGGTTAGGAAGCGGCGTTGACGTAGGCGCGGATCGCCGCGCCGTCGTCGATCATCGCGTCCATGCGGGAGAACGCCAGGAACCCGACCTGAAGGAAGTCGGCGTACCGCTCCTCTAGGCGCAGCAGCTGGATCCCGAGCACCGTGCGGATGAGGTAGCCCGCCCGGATGTCACCGAACACGATCGACCGCGCGTTGGCGGCCATCTCCGGCATCGAGTTGTCCAGCGTGTACGGCCACCCGTTGATGGTCGCCGGGAAGCCGGGCGCCGGCACCGGGAGGAACAGCGGGCGCTGCTGGCCGTCGACCAGCTTCCGGGCCGCCTTGAGCGTGAGGTCGTGCATGAGGTACCGGCCGTTGAGCCGGTACGCCGGGTCGACGCTGTGCTCCAGGTCCACGAGGTCGTTGTACGTGACCGAGGTGGTCTGGCCGCCGGCGCCGGTCTTGCCGGTGGTGATGCCAACCGTGATGCCCTGCGGCTGGTCGACGCCCGTGCCCTGCGTGAACGCGCGGGCGGCGCGACGGCCGATGCGCTCGCCGAGCTTCCGGCCAAGGAAGCCCTCCAGGTTGATGCCGGTGTCCTGGAGGAGCTGGAAGGGCACCCGCACGATCTTCGAGGTGAAGGTGTGCGCCTGCAGCTTCTTGCTTCCGAACGAGATGTCCTGCTCGGACACCTGCGTGTTCTCGCCGATGATCTCGCCCTCATTGGCGGTGTCATCGTTGGTCGGCCACGGCAGGTCCTGGCCCGAGTCGGTGGGCAGGACGGTGGCGATGCCGAGCAGACCGCCGTACGCCTTCATCGTCTCAGTGATGACGTTGCGGAAGCCCTCCGGCACGGTGTACCCACCGGCCGGGCCGACGCCCGAGTTGAGCGCGCGGGTCTCCGAGTACTGCGCGGACACCAAGTCCCGCTGCTCCGGGGTGAGCCGGCTCATGCCACCCCGGGCGAACGCCCAGAATGCGGCGTCGTAGTCCCGCTGCTCCGGGTTCTGCGGTGCCGGGTCGCCCTCGACCTGGCCGCGCCGGTCGACCGCCTCCAGGCGGGCGTGGCGCTCCAAGCGGTCGATGTCCTCGCTGACCTGGCTGAGACGGGTCTCGGCCTCGTCCCAGTTCGCCCGCTCCTCCGCGGACCAGTCGCGGCCCTCGTCCGCCGCGCGCTGCCGGATCTCCTGCATCCGGTTCCACACGCGGTTCTGCTCGTCGATCAGCCGGCGCAGATCAGCCGTGCTCATCACTGACCACTTACCTTTCCTTTGTCGTGCCGGATGCGCCGGCCCAGATCGAAATGCCGCACGATGCGTGCTGCGTCGGGGTGTTCGAGCCGGCGACGGTTCTCATCGCCGGCGAGCTGCTCGGCCAGCTCGGGCCGCTGCTGGCGGCGCTCGATCGCCGCCGAACGCAGATCGGCCTCAGTGCTGGGAAATGCGGGGAACGAGACCGCGGAGTGCTCGAACACCCACGCGTTGGACACCTGCCGCAGCTCGGCCTTGTAGACCTCCACCTTGCCATCGCCGCGCGGTTCCTCGACCTCGATGACCGACCACCGCTCGCCGTCCGGCTTGGGACGGAACGCGATCGACATGCCCGTGATCCGTCGCTTTTGGACGTTCACCTTCAGATCCCGAACGTACGACAGGTCCATGTCCAGCTGGCTGTCGATCTCGATGCCGCGCGGGCTCTCGGCCTGGAGCAGATCGCCGGCCGACTTGCGGCTCACGATGTAGTAGGTGTCGTGGTCGATCAGCATGCGCTGGTCGTCCTCGGCCAACGATTCGGTGAAGGTGCCGTACAGGAATTCCTCGAAGAATCCCCAGGTGCGAGGGTCGCCGATGGGCACCCGCACGCCGTACACGGCGGAGAGGCCCACGAACCGGTCGGCCTGGCCGTCCTCGCCGGCGGCGCGCAGCTGGACCCCGGCGTCGGCCAGGCTGATGCTGCGGCGCTCAGTCGTCGGCGTCGTCATCGTCTTCGTCTCCATCCTGGTCGGGCTCAACGAGGTCAGGGTCAGGGCCCGGGTCTGCCGGATCAGTGTCCGGTGGAGCTCCGCCACCCGGGACCGTGCCGAGCGGCGCGAAGTTCAGCGGCTGGAGGTAGATGTCGCCGCCGGGGATCGGGGGCCGGTTCTCGAGCTCCCGGATGTCGTTGGCCGAGTAGGCGCCGATCTCACGCATGACGCGGTAGAACTCGCCGCGGGCCTTCGAGTCGCCGCGCAGCAGGCCCTCCACGTTGTAGGACGCGTACCGCTTGCCGAACAGCAGCTCCTTGGTGATGCGCTGCTCAGTGGGCGCGAGCCACTGCGGGTGGAGGTCGAACACCACGAACGCGGTCGCCTGCTGCTCCAGGGCGGTGCCCCACGAGGTGGACTTCTCCGTCTCTAGCTGGAGAAATGGTGGGATGCCGTAGAAGCGGCCGATCTCGTACACCTCGAAGCGGCGGGTTTCCAGGTACTGGGCGTCCTTCAGGGGCATGGTCAGTGGCCGGAACTTCGCGTTGCTGTCGAGGATCGCGACCTCGCCGGCGCTGTTCGGGCCGCTCATCTTCTGCCGCCACTGCGTCTTGAGCGCCTTCGCCTGGTGCTCCTGCAGCTCGGCGTCGACCTCGATGACGCCTTCGAGCTGCGACCCGCGCGACAGGAACCGGGCGTTGCTGCGTTCAGCGGCCAGGGCCAGGCCCACGGCTTGGCGGGCGTGCGCGATCGGCGACAACCCGACCGACCCGTCCATCGAGATGTGCGGCAGCTCCAGGATGTCGACCGCCGAAAGGCCGACGTGCATCCGGCCCGAGTCGTCGACGACGTCCCACCGCTTCGCCAGCGGGCGACCGTCCGGGCCGGCCATCCGCGGCCACGGCATGACCCGGT